CGGAGGGGTCGGCACATGCAGCCAGCCGTTCAGCACGTTGAAGGCGTCATCCCACAGCGTGGTCTTGGCGCCGGCGCCTTCCGCCGAGGCGTTGATGCCGGCGGTCCCGGCCGCGCCCGCGGTGCCGCTGACGATGACCGACGCGTTCGGGTCGGACGGTTTCATTTTGACCGGCGTGGCGCCGGTCAAGGTCGGAAACGCGGTGACCTGCGATTCCAGCTGAATGCGCTGCTGCGCCGAGGTGGCGTTGGCGGACTGGCCCACCCAAAAGCGCAGGAATTCGAGGTTGGGGTTCGGCGCCGCCGCCGGATTGATGAAGATCAGGGTCGAGGCCCCGACCACGGTCACGCCGCCGGTAGACACCGAGAATTCACGCATCGCAGTCTCCTGTGTTCAGATGAATGTTTTGCCGTTCCAGGTCCGCCATCCGGCCTCGCCGAAGATGCGGATCTTGTGTTGCCGATATTCGATGCGGCAGGCGTGCTCGCCGGTCTTGACGCCATTGCGAATGACATCGAATTCAAATTCGCCGGTGCGCCAGCTTGACCCTCGGTCAAAGCCAAGCGTCCACAGCGCGCCACAGCTGTCGTTGATCACCAGCGCCGGCGGGATGCACACATAGGCATCGGTGACCGGCATATGCGGCCCCATCGGCTTCATGAACGGGAAGCGCCGCAGATCGTAGGCTGGCCGCATCATGTGAGCGTCAGAATTCCATTGATCTGATCGGGCGAGATCGTGAACGTGTTGCCGTTCGTGAGCAGGATCGGCGCGCCATAATCCCACCAGCCGATCAGCGGCAGCGTCGGCGAGGTCGCATTGTAGAGCACGGCATATTCGAACGGGCCGATGTTGCCGCCGGACGCCACCCATGACGGCGACACGCCGGCAGAAAACTTGAAAACCCCGGACACCTGCGCGCCGGTGATGGCGCCGATCGAGACGCCTCCGGCCGTATAGCCGTTGCCGGTGGCGAGATCGGCCGGCGTGTTGTAGACGGTGTTCGACGCCGACGGGGCGGTGTTGCTGAGATAGATCTTGAACAGCTGCGAGGTGCCGGTTTTCATGTCATGCAGCGCATGCGCCACGTCGCCGGCGAAGCAATTGAATTTCTGAAACGCCGCCATTTAGGGAGTCACTCCGGAAATGCGCATCTCGAGCGGCCCGGCATTGAACGTCGACATCTGCCCGAGGCCGTTGACGTCGTTCAGCGCGGCGGTGAAGCCGAGCGCCCAGGTCTGGATGCGCGCATCTTCCTTGATATAGGGCGCCGATTCCATCAGCGCGCCGTACAGATAGAGATCGGGCGCCAGGTTCAGCAGCCAATTCGTGGCGTTGAGCGCCAGCGGCGGGATGTTCTGGCGGTACACCATCTCTACTGTGTAAATCTCATCCGGTGTCGGGCAGAGTTCGATCTCGTTGCCGAAAATCGTGAAAAATAGCGGCTGGTTGATCGTGTCGCCAATGCATGACCGGTATTCATCGAGCTGTGACGGCGATTTGTAATCGAGCCGCACGGTTGGGCTGGTGCTGGTCAGCTTGACCCGGCGCATCGATTGGAAATCGGCCGGCAGCGCGATGTATTGCGGTTCTGTCGCGGTCGGAACGGTCAGCGTGGTGGAGCGCTGTTCCATCTGCCGCGTGAACAGCATCCGGTTGAATTTGGCCTCTGCGAGCTGGATGAAGGTCGGGATGCGCGCGATCAGCGTGGCATCCTGGTCGCGCGCCAGATATTCGGTGACGGCGTTCTGCAGATCGGTATAGACCGCGATCGTGGTCATAGCGGCACGCCATCCCAGCCGAGGAACGCCGATGGCTTGTCAACGCGAAGATAAGCGAATTCCGGGTCTTTCAGCTTGCGCTCGACCAGTTCGTTGAACTCCGGCGAGAACAGCCGAAGGCTCCGGCCCCGCGCGTATTCCTCATCGAGCCATTTGACGAGAACCACGTTCGGGATACGCGCGACGTGGCGCCCCCAATCCGAGGGCTGCGCGTCACGCCGCGCCTCCTTGTTCCAGTCCAGGATCGGCGTGCAATCCTGGACGTGCTCGATGGCCATGTCATGGCCCATCGGATCGAGATGGAAGCGGACATCGACACCCATCAGTAGGCGTCCAGTTCTTCGAGCACGACCGAGAACTGTTCGGCCGATGCCGGCGTGTAAGCGCCGAGCGCCATCAGGAGACCGTAGACCTGGGAGCCCGCGGCGGTTTTCAGGAAGATTTCCGAACCGGCCGGACAAGATCCGGTCCCAGCCGCGCCATCGGAAAACGCCAACATCGACGTGACGTCGATATTGCCGATCCAGTGCGCCGCTAGGTTGCTCAGCCAGGCGCCGCCGTCGCCGTTGATTACGGTTGGAAGCGCCTCATAGACGTGGATGCGGAAGGCGGCGTTGGTGATACCGGTGCCGCTCTTGAACAGCCGGGCGCGGGTCAGCCGCAGCTGCCCCTGCCCGAACATGTTGCCGAGCTGGAAGGTCATCGGCACGACCGAGCCTGATGTAACCGAGTTGGCGACCAGGCCGCCCACCGCGTAGGCGGTGGAGTTCGCCGGCCGCGCGAAGGTCGCAGCGGGGTTATTGATCTGCATCGCGGTCACGTAATGGTACGGATCACCAGCGCGAAGGCGCCGTTGATCGATGAACCGGTGCCGCCGGATGGGGTGAACGTGACCTGATCACCCTCGTTGATCCACACGCCATCGGTGGCGCCGCCGCCGGTGACGCCGAGTTCCCAGACGTTGCCGGCGCGTGCGCCGGTGCCGGCCGGGATATTGAGGTTGCCGCCCGCAATATCGGAGCCGCCGTTGATCGAGACGGTCACGTTGGTGGTACCCGTGGTGGTCCCGCCGGCCGCCGCCATCACGCGCTGAACATAGCCCGCGACAGGGGCGACCCCGGTGACCGCGATCGGGCTGGTGGCAATCGAGGTGGTGGATTCGGTGATCGTGGCCTCGTTGAGGGGACGGTTGACAGGAAGTGGCATGGCAAAAGCCTCCTATGAAAAAGGGCGGCCCGAAAGCCGCCCTCAAAGTCCAGGGGTGAAAGGGTGAAGGCTTACGCGGTGGTCAGGTCGAACACGCCGCCCGACGATTTCTCGTTGCGGGCGACCAGCGTATATTCCGACAGGATCTCGCGCTTCTCACTGTCGCCGGTCGGCGCGATGTAGAGCGAGACGAACTTGCGGCCGTTGAGATAGGCGATGGCCCATTTGTCGGTCTCCAGCACCAAGACGTCACGGGGGCGCTGGAAGCGGTCCGGAACGATCTTGAGCTTGCCGAAATCGGACTCATAGGCGTCCACGGCGGCCGTGATCTTCTTTTCCTTCGTGGTCTCGGTCGGCGTGGCGCGGCCGGTGAAGGTGGAAAACACCTGCTTGTTGAAGGCGCCGGCCAGGATCAGATCCGGCTTGCCGCCCGCCGTCCAGATCGAGGATAGCACGGTCTTCAGGTTGTTCTCCGTGAAGCGCGTCTGGGCGCCGTCGGTGCGGGTGTAGGCTCCGGTCGCAGCCGTCGGGTTGGCGCCGCCGGCACCGAACACGGTGTTGGTATAGATCCACGACAGGATCGAGGCGCAGTTGCGCGGATCGGCGGTCTGCTTGGCCTGGTTGGTGCCGAACAGGACGGTCTCCATGTCGCGCTTCAGTTCCATGCCTTTCAGCATTTCCTGATAGGCCATTTCGTTCGAGCGGCCGGCATGCTTGACCGCCTGCTGAGTGCCCGACACCACAGGATATTTGGCGCTGATCTGGGCGATATTGCCAAGCCGGACCGTGGGCGTGGCGGCAACGCCGGTGAAATCATTGCCTTCGGGTTGTGCGTTGGCGCCGTTGGCGGCCGCCAGCGCCTGCGTCTGCCATTCGTGATTGACCCCGGTGGCCTTCTCGGTTTCGATCGCCGTCATCCCGGGGGTGTCGACGGGGTCGATGCGGTAGATCATATCCGAAAGATCTTCGCGATTGCCGATCGCGCTATAGGTGGTGAAGGTATTGATAGGCGCTGCCATGTGGCTGTTCCTTGGACTATGACCGGCGCTGACTGCTCTGCAACGCGCGCAGTTCTTGCGCGACTTTCAGCGATCCGGTGCGGTTGAGCTGTTCGGTGAGGGCTTGAATGCGCTCGGAATTGGCGGAGCCCGAGGGCCGCGCCGTTCCCGGCCGCTGCACTGGCGGAAGCGGCTTGGCGACCGCGGCCTTTGAGGCCCTCTGCACGTCGGCATATTTCAAGGCGGTGGCGAGGAGTCGCTGCACGCGATGGTCATAGACGGAAAGTTTTTGCTTTCCGCTGGCGAGGGCGGCGAGTTCGTCCGGCTTGAAGCCGAGTTCGGGCAAGAGTTCATTGGCGACGCGGGCAGTCAATGCGGGACCTTTGACCTTGTCTGCAAGCTCCGGGATGAATTCGGCGGCGAGCTGGTTTTCCCGATTGACATGCTCTGCCCATCGGGATTGTTCAGCCCTCGACGCTTCACCCCGCGATCGCTCCAGTTCGGCATGGGTGGCCTGCAGCTTGGTCTGGTGGGCCTGCCATTGCAGATATCGGAACGGATCCTGCTCTGCCAGCCGTTGCACATCGTCGATGGTTTGAATGTCGGCGAAGTTCGCCTGCTGCGCAGCCTGGAGCGTCTGCATCAGACGCGGGAGTTGGGCCTCGTATTGAAGCCTTGCCTTTTCCGCCTTTTCACGCTCGGCAGCAATCGCCTTGCGCTGGTCAGCGATGTCGTTTTGACCGCGGCGGAACTCACGCTCCCGTTCCTGTTCGCGCGCATGGATGTATTCCTGCGTCTCGCGAGGCAAGGTGGCGAAGCGTTCCTTCTCGGCCTTGGTCCAAGAGTTCGGCGGCTCGATGGTCTCATTTTCATGAGGG